AGGAGTAAAATATATGCTGGAAAGCCATGGCATATAATCCCAGTTGCAAGGGTTTCACACGCGTGGTGTGCTGTAAAAAGCATTTGACGGGTAGGTTAGTTCCTATCCGTTTTTTTTATTGACATTCATACTTTTAAAGTATAAACTGTATTTGTCGGGGTGGAGCAGTGGTAGCTCGCAAGTCTCATAAACTCGAGGTCGCTGGTTCAAATCCTCCTCCCGCAACCAAATTTAGGAGTAAAAATGCAAGATTTTAAACCAATGGAAAAAGAAGAAATCAAACAAATCCGATCGGATTTAGGATTGACACAAAAGCAATTCGGAATTGAACTAGGATTTACAATAACAGGTGCGCAGCGTAGCATCCATCACCTTGAAAATGGACGCCCGATTAAACCTGCATATGCTAAATTGGCAAGGATTATTCACTCACAGGCTGTAAAAAAGGATGAATAAAAGTGATATGGCCGCCAGATTATACAGCCGAATTTAATAAACGCCGCAAGTTATTCAAGCACTTGTCCGCCAACCCGAAAGAGTGGAAAAAAATCAAAACTTTCTATAGCAGTGGAACTGAGGGGTGTATAGCCTTCATTAACGATTTCTGCGTTACCGTCAATCCACGAAACGCCCCACCAAAACTAAAAGTAATGCCGTTTATACTTTTTCAACGACAAGAAGAGTTGGTGCAGTGTATCTTGGAATGCATAGAGGATGGTGAGGGGATGTTGTGCGAAAAAAGCCGTGATATGGGAGCAAGCTGGGTATGCTGTGCAATCAGTGTTTGGCAACTGCTTTTCATGCCTGATTCTAGCGTAGGTTGGGGGTCTCGTAAAGAACCGCTGGTTGATAGGATAGGCGATATGGATTCTCTATTTGAAAAAATGCGAACAATTATAAACTACCTGCCCCGTTTTGTTCTACCTGATGGATTTGATGACAAGAAACATGCAACCTTTATGCGAATTATAAGCCCAGAAAACGGTGCAAGTATAACGGGAGAAACTGGGGATAATATCGGGCGTGGGGGTCGTAAAACAATATATTTCAAAGATGAGGCACAACCACTGGACGAGCCAGTCTTAACACCGAAAGGGTGGAAAAAAATAGGATTATTAAATGTCGGAGATATGGTTGTCGGTGCAGATGGAAATAATAAGGAAATTACTAATATTAACGATTGCGGTGTTGCTGAAATTTATAAAATTATTTTAAATGATGGTGCGGAAATACAGGCAAGCCATAACCATTTATGGAAAGTTGTTCACAATACAACAGAAAAAATCATGCGCACGCATGAGTTGCTTGATAATTTTAAGTATATTTCTCCGAAAGGGCAGGTGAAATTTCCGATAAAAATTACTGGTAAAGAGTGGCAAGAAAGCAACAGGAAATTACCATTACACCCATACGTTGTAGGTGCTTTACTTGGTGATGGCAGTATATCAACCAATGGTTTTGGAATAACGAGCGCGGACGAATTTATACCAAATAAGATTGATAAATTGTTGCCGATTGGTAGTAGCTTAAAATATCGGCGTGAGTATTGGTATCAATTTTTGCGTGATGCTGGTAGGGGTGGAAAAGGTGTTAAAAGTAGCATTCGAATTGCTTGTGAAAAATCGGGAATTTATGGAATGAAATGCAAAAATAAACGCGTTCCAGTTGAATATCTCCATAGTGGGTATGAAATTTTACTAGGTTTAATGGATACTGACGGCAGTATTTATAATGGCACCAATATATTTGTGAATAGCAGCTATGGGTTGTGTCTTGACGTTCAGGCAATCGCTAGATTTTTGGGCGGAAAAGCCAGTATAAAAAAACGAAATGACGGCACGCATGTTGTTTACTTGAACACTCCATTATGCCCGTTTAGCTTGCCACGTAAGGTTGAGCGTTGGAAACCTAAACAAACATTTAACAGAGCAATAAAAAGTGTGGAATATGTCGGGGAAAAAATATCTCGGTGTATAACCGTTCAAGATTGCTTATATATAACAGGCGGTTATGCTGTTACGCATAATTCCGCTCACTATGAACGCCCAGAAAAAATAGAGGCGGCACTTGGTGATAACACCGATGTTCAGATTGACATTTCTAGTGTAAATGGAACAGGTAACCCGTTCCACAGGCGGAGAAAGGCTGGTATTGTATGGCGGCCCGGATTGAAAATTCCGTCGGGATTCACACGGGTGTTTATTTTGGATTGGCGTGACCATCCCGAAAAAGACCAAGCATGGTATGATAAAAAAAGAGAAAGGGCAGCACGGGAAGGACTGCTGGTTGAGTTTGCACAGGAAACTGATAGGGATTACAGCAACTCTAAAGATCGCGTTATAATTGAACAGAAATGGGTTAAGGCTGCGATTGACGCGCACATAAAACTAAAACACCTAGGTGATTTTTCAGGCACTAAGTGTGCTGCTATTGATGTCGCCGATGAAGGAATTGACAAAAACGCTATCGCCATAATTGATGGTGTAATTTTAACACACTCCGAGGATTGGGCACAGGGTGATACTAGTGAAACAGCAGCTCGTGCCGTGAATATGTGTAGTTCGCGTGGTGTGCTTGATTTGGCGTATGACTGCATAGGTGTTGGTGCGGGAATTAAGGGGGAGACGAATCGCCTTAAGCGGGAAAATAAGTTGCCAAAGGGCATGAATATCACTCCTTGGAATGCAGCTGCAAGTGGTAAATCTTTGGTTAATCCTGAAAAAAGGCTTATCCCCGGTGATAATGATACTCCGATAAACAAGGATTATTTCGCCAGTTTATCAGCACAGTCGTATTTTTTATTAGCACAGAGATTTTATAAAACCTATAAGGCTATAACCGTTGGGCGTGCATACAACCCAGAGGAATTGATAAGCATATCCAGTGATATTGAGCAGTTGGATGAACTCGTGGAGGAGTTGAGTCAAGCAACACAGGGCGAAACTGGAACGGGAAAAATGCAGGTGAATAAAAAACCTGCGGGAACTAAATCGCCAAACCTTGCGGATTGCGTAAAGATGGTATATTGTCCAGTAATGTCAGGCGTAAATTATAAAAAATTGGTAACTATGTAATGATGGAAAAAATAAAAAAAGCAGTAAATGCAGATGGGTGGGTAAATCTCCTTTCTAGCCTAGGTGGTGGAAAGGATAGGACAAGCAATACAACTCATAGTAGTGGTGTTGGCTCTATGCTTGGACAGACTGATTTTGAGGAGATATACAGATATAATGGCTTCGGAAAAAAAGTTGTGGACATACCCGCACACGAGATGACTCGCCAATGGGTTTCATTTGAAAATGATACCGATAACCTAAGCGAAAAAGCACTTGAAAGCCTAAGTGCGAAAAAACACATGCAAGATACAATCAGGTGGGGAAATTTATATGGTGGTGCTATATGTATCATGGGTATTGATGATGGAGGCTCACTTGAGCAACCTGTGAATGAATCTGGTATTAGAAAAGTGGCATGGCTTCGCCCTTATGACCGTTATCAAGTTCAGTGGACAACCTCAGATATTAACGATGACCCCGAATCTGAATATTTCGGGGAAGTTGAAGTTTACACGGTAAACGCTTATACAACTGGAACGAGCTTTCGTGTTCACGCAAGCCGTGTATTGCGTTATGACGGGGCAACGATTCCTGAACGCAGTCGTGCCAATAATCTGGGCTGGGGTGCTTCGGTATTGCAGGCGATATACGATGAGTTGAGACACCACGGGATTATATCGCAAAGTGTGGTGAGTATCGTTGAGGATTTTGTTCAGACGACATTAACCATGGAAAATTTAACTAATCTTATATCTAGTAAAGATGGTGAGAATATTGTTAAAAAACGCTTGGAAATCATAGATTTAAGCAGAAGCGTAAACAATATGATTTTGCTTGATAAAGATGAGCTGTTTTCAAAACAAAGCAGTAGTGTGGCGGGAATAAGCGATATTATGCACAACTTCATGTTGTATTTAAGTGGGGTGACGGGCATTCCAGTGACTAAACTTTTCGGGCAAGCTCCTGCTGGTTTAAACGCCACGGGCGAGTCGGACATCCGCAACTTTTACGATCATATAAAAAGCCAGCAAGAAGAAGTTTTGTTGCCTATGCTTAAAAAGTTGCACAGATACATCATGCTTTCCCGTGATATGGGTTTCAAGGGAAAAATTGACGATGACATCGTTATTGAGTTCAACCCATTGTGGCAAATGAACGCACAAGAAGATGCTGCGTGGAAAAAAACTATTGCCGAAACGGACAAGATATATCTTGATACAGGCGTTGTGTCAGCAGCCGAAATAGCCGCAAGCAGATTCGGTAATGGATTTAACCCTGATACAACCGTTGATTTTGAAAGCCGTGAAAGTGAGCCAGAGCAAGATGACGAAAAACAGTAGATTTTTAGAACTTGTTCGCCAAAGACGCGAGCAGATTGGGCGAAAAGGATTGCGTCGCCGTGCGAAAAAATGGCTGTTTCCCGCAGCGATTGAGCGGACATACGTTAATTATTTGGTTCAACTCGTGGATGATTTGGAGCGAATGGTTGAGGAACGACTGATTGCCAAATTAAGCTCTTTGCACGCACAGGCTGATTTTTCTTTACGCTCCGATGATTTCGTAGATGATATTGGGCAGATTATGAGGTCTCTGGTTGTAGGTAGTGCGGGTGCATTTAATGGTGCGAATCTATTCACCGCAACTATAGGTTCTCAGGTTGCCAATTTCAACGATGTGCAATTTCAGAGCATTATCAAAAGCACTCTAGGCGTTAATCCGTTGAAAAATGATGCATATTTACAAACACTGCTTAAATCGTTCGTGCAAGAAAACGCAGCTTTAATTAAAAACATTCCTGAAAAAGCCCTATCGGAAATAGAGGGAATTGCAACCCGTGGTTTAACGCAGGGGAAAACTGTCAGGGAAATGGAAAAGGAAATCCGCAGCAAGTTAAAATCAACTAGGGCGAGAGCAAGGCTAATCGCACGTGACCAAGTCGGAAAGTTGAATGCTCAACTTACGGAAATAAGACAAACACGGTTAGGAATCAAAGAATATATATGGAATGATTCTAGTGATGGGCGAGTTCGCGATTCTCATCGTGTGCTGGATGGGATGATTTGTTCGTGGGAAGATGCTACCGTTTATCGTAGGGCTGGGGAAAAAGAATGGTCAAAGCGTAGTGCAATCGGAGGTTATATCGGACATCCCGGCACTGATTATCAATGTCGGTGTTGGGCACAACCTATACTAGATGACATTATAGACGATGCGGAGTAATAAAATGTTTGACAATATTTTTAAAATACAAGATACTAGCAAAAACAAGGGTTTTTAATGACTGAAATATTCCGATATGATAGTGGAAATTTAAAGGGCAAGGCAGAACGCACAACCGAGGGTTATATTCGTGCGAATGCAATTGTAACGCGAACAGGTGTATTCCTGTATCAGAATAGCGACGGAACAATACGCCGTGAATTGAGACACCCTGATGATGTCTTTGCAGCCGATAGTTTAGAAACTCTCAAAATGATTCCAATTACGATTGATCATCCTGCTGAAAAATTGGTTACTGCCGAAACTGCCGAAAAATTAAGTAAGGGAACAACTGGAGAGACTATTCAGATTGACGGGCAACATGTCTTGGCAACTTTAACGATTACACATAAAGATGCGGTTGA